TTTGCGTCTGAAGCTGCCATAATACCTGCTGTTGCACCAGCTGCCGGGATGTTAACATATTTGTCGTTATATTTATCGTAGACTTTTAGATGGTTATTATCAACAAATAGGTATGAGCTATATGTGTAACCACCTGCTTCAGTAACAGTAGCGGAGACAGGATCTGCTTTACCTACAACGTTACCTGAATAAGGTGAAGTAACAACCACACAGTCTTTACGTGTCTGTTGAGCTGTTGCAACTAGATCGTTTACAACACTCTGTTGATTTGTTTCGTTATTCATATTAGGTGCGATCAAGAAATCTACTTGGATAGTGTCTTTATCCTCGAACACATCATGTGCATCGTTAACGTTTCCTGTAGTTCTTGTGCCTTTGGCACCATTTGATAGACCGAAGTTCCCAGATGTTTGAGCATTATTAATACGAATATAGTTAGATCCTCTATTCACAACGTCTTTTTGATAGTTGGATGATCCATCTGCATTTGTAGCTCCAGCTGTTGTGCTAACGAATGGATATCTTTCTAGTACAGTACCTGCTGTACCAGTAATACCACCATCAGAATCTAGAACCAAAACATGTGTTTCTTGACCGGTTGGTGCTGCATCGAATTGTGCTTTATATGATGCATCCCATGAGGACCATTCGGTAGAATCAGCAATTTTAATTGCAAGATTATCGCCTAGAGGCCCAGGATGTTTAGCCAGGATATTTGCGGTCCAAGTACCATTATCCCAATCCTCGTCGTTCTTTACCAATTCACCGGCACCGCTATCTACGGCATTTAATGCGCCGCTGTCTGCAGTACGTACTACTTGTAAAGCTGATGAGTATCTTAAAAAACTTGCTGCGGTTAGAAAGTCAACCGCGTAACTGTCGTTGGGCGAACCAAAGGTTGAGGCCAGTGTAGCTTCATTGTCTACCAAAACTGCCTGTTCCATTGGACCCCAACGGAAACTTCCAGCAAATGCGCCAGTTGTAGATTGAACGTTGGGAACACCACCGCTTAGATCTACTTCTTTGACGACAATGGCTGGAGATTCGGAAGGTGCGCCTATTGCCATGTTTATTTTCCTTTTCCAGAGATCGAATTATATGTTTTCATTATACGGATATTCAATTAATACTATTTATAATTTCTAAAAATTAGAAGTTGGTACCCCATTCTTCGACCCATTTTCTGGTCTGCCAATCATCTTTTTCTTCTATCTGTTCAATATAATCCGATGCATCATCTATAAACCCAAATGGTACCACGTCCTCTTCAATAGCTTTCATCTTCTGCTCGAATAACATATTCTTAATATCAACATCCGTTAGTTGTTGGAAATAATTACCAGTAGCAAAGTAACCAAACATAACCAAGTTCATCATAAGGTCATCGTGATTACCATCACTGGCTTCATAGGATTGGCCCTTTGAGACGAACGTGGATATTTCTAGAATAGTGTTTTGGTCTACTATCTCTAACTTACCCTCTTCAAGTAAGTCCTTAATACCAGAACAGCCTAACCTCTTGACCTTTCTATTCATCTCTACGCCCAGCCTATCAGACTTTACAGTAGATTCCATGAAAAGGTTTTCATACTCTAGCTCATGATATAAACCATTTGTCACCAAACTTCCCTGATCATTTGATTCTACTACCACCCAAGCCTGATTATAGAGCCGTGCAAATTTATAAATAATGTTTGGGAAGAGTAATGGAGAAATAAGATTGTCGCGATATACGGCGACCTGTTTAAAAGGCTTTGAGCTAATATCGATCACGTTAAACGTAGAATAGTCCTGTCCTCTTCCTTTCGATACATCCACAGTCATCACATACTGATGGCTTGGATCCGGGTCCTCATAGACCCAAACCCTGTTTCCCTCCAATAATCTTTTTGGGGGCTTAGCTCTGAAATTCATAAGAGTTTCAGCGTTGATTAACGTATTACCAGTTCCAAAGAAAGTGTTACCAAATTCCTGGTCAAACTGTAGCTGTGACGTATTGGCAATGGTCTGTTCTTTCCAACTTTCATCTCTACCAGGTACATCCCACCAGTCGACCCGAAATGGTATAAATTCATTAATCCCTTGAACTGCACCTTCCCATATTTTATGAAACTGATTACCAATACCGTTTGCAGTAGAGGTAACAATAACCTTTGTATCCTTACCTGATGAAATAACCGGATAGGTAGAGGTATAGAACTCTGCAGCATTCTCTACAAATGCAAATTCGTCCAGATATAGTAGATTGACCGACATACCACGAATAGAACTACCTGATGTTGCTGCAGAGACAATGCGTGAGTTATTACTAAATTCTATGGATCGTTTGTTTAGTGCTTTACATCCCGGCTGTAGGAAAAACGGTAAGTTTTCCAACATTAATGTTACTCTTCCGAGCATCTCCTGTGCCGTAGCACCTTTGTTCGCCAAAATGGCAATAACTTTTTCTGGATGGAATATCGCATACCACAAAAGATAAGCCACGCTAGAAATAGACTTACCAGATTGGCGACAAGCAAGTACAATGTTAAATCTATTAGAATTGAATTTATCAAACATCTGCTCCTGATATGGATAGAGTTCAAAGGGTACCAAGCCCAGGTCTAGGTGTATGATTTTACAGTAGTGCTTGGCAAAATAACCAGGATCATTTAAACATTTGCTATATTCTATAACTTCATCTTTGGTAAAGTTATGAACAACACCATCACGCTTAATATTAATATTACCTAGATATGTGTCATTCATCTTTCTTGTAATCGCTAATGTCAACTACCTTATCCTCATTATCTAGAAGCATACGCTGTAAATCACTCGTGGAACCAATAAACACATTATTAGTAGTCTGATTAGCCAGCTCTGCTGGTTTATCTTCTTTATTGTATTCTTTATGTTTTTTATGGAGATCTATTAGGTTACCATTAATATCAGCAACATGTTTCATCATATTAGAGAACACTTCGAACGCCCGCGGGTGCTCGGTCGCTCGCGCGACCTCCATCATTTCCTCGAGCGCATCAGTGCCTTTTGCTAGCAAGTCATGATAATTTCGTCTAGCATATTCAAAATCATTATCAGCGTTATCTACCATTGTCTTCCTCTATGGATCATCAAAGTCGAATAGATAGTCGTAATCAGACGAATCGTTGAAGCCATAATCACTGTCCGCGGAAACGTCAAATGGATCCGGTCTTGTTCTAAACGAGGCTACCTGAAGATCCGAATCTGCCAGACCCCTCTGAATTTCATATATATCCGCGATAGAAGTACGAATGACTTTGGAATCTATAATCGGACCATAGAAATTAATTCTCATATCAAAGGTCAAAGTATAGATGATAGTCCGTCTAGCTTCTAATGCATTTTCATAGTCATCAGAAAAATCTACTCCCACCAGAGCAAGAGGTACGTCCTCTTTTATATCAGGATAACTATCGAAAGGCTTCATTGTCACTACATATTGAGGATTAAAATAAGGAAGTATTTGTTCTACAATCTGAAGCGCATCGTCCTGATTTTTAGCATAGATTGATAACTGAAAGCCTATATTATAAGGAACAAAACTATAGAACTTGTTCCTATTACCATAACCCGATCCGGTCTGTGTGAAGTTATTAGTTTTTTGCAGCTGCCTTGCTGGATCATATCCGATGGTAGTTATCTCGAAAGACATACGAGGTAGTTTCAACGCCACTTTAGAATCTTCAATTAGATCTGGTTGGGATCTAATACGATCAAGAAACTTACGCTGAGGCGCGTATGATAGTGGAACCTTAACCTGCGATATGACCTGACCAGAAGAGTTAGAACGGATAACATAAAGGTTATTAAAAAGTGTACCAAATACAGCAACACTTTTCCTTAGCTTCTGATGATAAAAATGTGTTCCAAGCATGTTTAACCTTTATATATTGATTGTAGGTGAGTTTCAAACTCTTCGACCTTAGCCAATCTATTTGGCCATAATATATATTCCTTTTCTGGATTCTTTTTTAAATTATTCAACAGAGGAACAATAGCGTTGTAAAGTTTATCTAACTTATCCTGAGTAGTACTTGCTTTACTTTCAACTTCTTTAGCCGTAGCTCCAAGAGCCTGAACAGCTTCAAGCTCAGACTCATCTACCGCTGTAAATCCGAAATCAAATAAGTCGCTCATTTCATTAATCTCTTAATAGTTGCTAGTGCTTTCTTACCATCAGGGTGTCTTGGGTTTATACTTACCTCATTACCATTCACAAAATCCGATATATTTGCAGATTTACCTAAAGCAGATATTGCTTTATGTAAAGGATCTTTTGG